AACGGCTACTCGTCACCGACTGGTTCTAACACCGCCGCAGTCACAGCGTGGCCTGTTCTAGTTTCCGGCACCGCCGGCAACCACGATCAGCTACTTGCGGCTGACGGTGTTCAGACCTTGGGTACTTTGACTGGCTTTGATATGGATCTTATTTCTGGCACAACGACTGTTGCTGTCTTTGATATGCAAATTCAGAGCACGGTCGCGTCTCCCGGTGCTGACGGTGTTATCGGTGGTACGACCATTGCTGACTTCGGATTTAATTTCGATGATCTGACCGCGATTCAGGTGAGCACTCCTGACCCCGTAACGGGCGCGCCGAACTTCGGTGTATGGAACTCTGGAACGTTGGCTCGGCGCCTATGGCGCTTTAGTTCAGCGTCCCTGGCTGGGCCCATTAATGATCGCGCATCGACCAACTTCTTGATGGTCGTGTGTTCATACGATGGTNCTTTCTCGGCTAACGACATTGTCGCTAGTGTTCAGGCAGAAGCGGCAACGTGGACGTGGCCGATGGTTGATAACTTCAACAACTCTGCAACGTCTCTCGGAGCCATTGCTGGCCACCCCGAGTGGGGACTGGAAGGTAATGAGAACATCCCGGAGATTGATATTCAGATTGATTCCGTGGCTGTTACTGCGGTCACCAAGAAGCTCAAGGCCAAATGGACTCCAGAGTTGGGACAGGATCTTAATGCCTATCACAACTTGGATGCCGAGGTCGAGCTTACTCAGATCCTATCAGAACAGATTGCTCTAGAGATTGACCGTGAAATTCTTAACGACCTCGTTAAGGGTTCTACGGCTGGTTTGCGATATTGGTCGCGTGCCCCAGGTACGTTCCTCAATCGTGAGCTTGGTACTCCTCTTAACATTGCCGCTGCTTTCACCGGTAATGTGAGCGAGTGGTATGAAACTCTGGTTGAGACTGTTAACGACGTTTCAGCTCAGATCCACCGGAAGACTCTCCGTGGTGGTGCCAACTTTATTGTCTGCGGACCTGAAGTTGCCAACATCCTAGAGTTCACCGCTGGCTTCCGAGCCAATGTCGCTGTTGATAGTGATCGAGGGACTGCCGGCGCTGTTAAGGTCGGTAACCTCTCTAAGAAGTGGGATATCTATGTTGATCCGTACTTCCTCCGAAACGTAGTTTTGGTTGGACGTCGGGGAGGTAGTTTCCTAGAGTCAGGATATGTGTACGCTCCGTACGTGCCGCTCCAGACGACTCCCACCATCTTTGGTGTCGAAGATTTCGTGCCCCGCAAGGGTGTCATGACTCGGTACGCCAAGCAGATGGTGCGTCCCGATATGTATGGGCTGGTTGTTATTGCTGATATGGAAGGCTAATAGCTAGATCCTTATTTGGATAAATAAGTGAAAGCCCCGGCTCATTAGAGCCGGGGCTTTCTATTTATGATAGAACCACTATTTACCTTGAGGATATTATATGGCGCTTCCAGTTTTAAGACCAAAGTCTACAACCAATAAAAACGTTTTGCCAGCGACGGGCTCTGAGTCTAATGTGGCTGCGACGTTGCCATTTGGGATATACGCCGCTGTTCCTCAGTTCCTATCTGGCGCGGCAGATCAGGTTGCCTATACATATAAAAAATTGGGCGGCGATGTTCTAGATATTGAATTGACACAGGGTAATATTTATGCAGCCTATGAAGAGGCGGTCCTAGAATACTCTTATATAGTTAACGTACACCAATCAAAGAATGCTCTGTCGAGCTTTTTGGGGCATACAACCGCCTCCTTTGACCAAGACGGCCAGATAGTAGCCGGCGATGGCCTGGCGGGCACGGAGATAGAACTTAAATATCCTAAATTTGATTATGGTTACATGAGGCGCCTCAGCGACCGTGCAATTACTGAAACGGCACTAGGGGGAACAGATAATATTTATTCCGGGTCGTTCCCGACTCATGCTGGTCAGCAAGATTATAATGTACAAAGTATAATATCGGCATCCGCGGCCAACGACGCCTCGGTACCATATTTTGGAAGAGTTGGAAATAGAAAAATTATAATTCGGAGAGTCTATTATAAAACCCCGAATGCGATGTGGCGTTTCTATGGCTATTACGGAGGATTTTCTGTAGTGGGGAACCTACGAACCTACGGGCAGTATGCTGATGATTCCACATTTGATATTGTGCCCGTTTGGCAAAACAAACTTCAGGCCATGGCGTACGAAGATGCTCTTAATACTCGGGTTTCGCACTGGTCTTACGAAATCAAAAATAATAATCTAAGAATATTTCCTCAACCAAATTCCACGTTCCCTGGCAGCCTTTGGTTTAATTTTACCATCCCTCGCGATCCATGGGAGGAATCAGAACCAGACCGCACAACTGGCATAGAGGGTATCAACAATATGAATACGCTCCCATTCCAAAATATTGCGTACACTAGCATTAATTCAATTGGCAAGCAGTGGATTAGGCGGTTTTCTTTAGCTCTGGCAAAAGAAATGTTGGGCCAGGTCCGAGGTAAGTTTAATGTAGTGCCTATTCCGGGTGACAATGTGACCCTAAACCACGCAGATCTCCTGGGTCAAGCAAAAGCAGAGCAAGACGCTCTAAGGGAAGAACTCAGAACAACTTTTGATGAGCTTACATATGCCAAACTTGCAGAGGTGGACGCCGTAATGGGAGATAATACTGAAAAAATGTTGGGCGATATTCCGACCGGCATATTTGTAGGGTAGATAGATGGGAAACCCAGATGACAAATGGACACAACCTGACGCTCCCCCTCCTCCCATGTTTTTTGGGAAAAAAGAGAGAGATCTGGTTAAGCAAGTCAACGATGAATTGGCCGAACGAGTTATTGGTCAAACGGTCCTCTATTATCCCATAGATTTAGACACTACAAATTTTCATCCGTTGTACGGAGAGTCACTCCACAAGACATTCCTGCCACCTGTTCGTGTATACGCGTATGTGGTGGTTGAGAACGAGCAGAAGAACGATAAATATAGTTATGACTACCAAACAAAACTAACAATTAATTTTCATCGTAAGCGACTTACAGCAGATCAAAACTTGTATGTACGAGTGGGAGATTTTGTTCAGTATGGTGACGAATTGTATGAAATAGTTCGCACATACAACGATACGAGATACTATTTTGGCCAAGTGGATCATAAATTCCAGATCAGTGCTGAGTGTGTGCGCGCACGGAGAGGAACGTTCAGGGGCATTAACGATGGCGCCAACCAAAATGGTGCACCATCGGGACAGGTATAGGAGATTCAAGTGCCAGTTAAAAAAACACAAGACGAATTACAAAACCAGACGGCCAATAGATTTAATTATGTGGGGTCTAAAAACGTACAGGAGAAATTACATGAAATTGTTTTTATGCCCTCCACCCTAGAGACGATTGATTTTGCTTTATATAATTTTGTTAATGATACAATGAATCTTTCTACCACCACTAACGAAGGATTTAATAAGGTGCCGGTTATATGGGCTAGCGCTGAAAGATCTTTCCAAATTAAAAATCGAAAAAACATCCGCGATAGAGAAGAATCGCTGATTCTCCCACTGATTACGGTGGAACGAAAGACTGTGGTAAAAGATCCACAAAAACGCGGCGTTCCATATGCTAACTTATATCCAGTGAACGATGAAAAAGGTGGAACGATTACTATTTCTCGCCGCATAAATCAAAAAAAGACGGCCGAATTCCAAAACAACTTTGCGCGTAGGCGTTATGGCGTAGGCGGAGCTGTCAGATCGGGATTAGAGAGCACCAATAAAAGAAATATGTCTACGCAGAGAGTAGTATATGAAACAATTACCATTCCTCTTCCTACTTGGATTAATGTAACCTATGAAATTAGCCTAAGAACTGAATATCAACAGCAACTTAATGATCTTCTCCAGCCGTGGGTGACTGTTTCGGGGAATAGCACGACTCCTCCCAGGATTGAACATGATAATCACAAATTTGAAGTGTTTTTGGAAGGAGACTACTCCAACGCGAGCAACGCTGGTAACATGGAGATGGCGCAAAGAAATTACGAGACAGTTATATCCGCTAGAGTATTAGGATATTTAATTGGCGAAGGGGACAACCAAGAGAGGCCGAAGCTTGTTCGAAGAGAAAACGCCGTTGAATTTAAATTCGCGCGCGAACATGTTATTTTAGGTGATATTCCCGAAAATATTGATAGTAGAGGATTTTATAGAGAATAATACTGTTAGGTCGCTCTCGTACTATTTAATAATGAATAACATTAGGTTGTTGATCGAGATTTAAAGAGGAGATCTCCTAGTATGTCAGTTAAGAAGTTTAGGTTTGTATCGCCTGGCGTATTTATTAATGAAATTGATAATTCGCAGCTGCCGGCATCCCCGGCAGGAATTGGCCCACTAGTTATAGGCCGAGCGAGGTCCGGCCCGGGCCTTCGTCCCACTCAAGTTAATTCATTTTCCGAATTCGTAACAGTATTTGGCAATCCCGTCGCCGGCGGCGGCGGAGAAAACAGTGATATCTGGCGCGATGGCAATACGGTGGGGCCCACTTACGGACCATTCGCAGCTCAAGCCTATCT